CGTGGTCTCATCCGTCACAAGCGGTGTTAGGTCGTCAACAGCCAATACGTCCAGGTCCAAATACAGCACGCGGCCTGTGAGGCCGTTGCCAGGGCGAAATAGTTCGAGCTTTGCCCACCAGCCATCAAGCCCCGTCACAAGCGGCAGCCTGTCGCACGGGACGTCTACGTTGGACAGACACACAAACTTGTGCGCTGGTAACTTGCTGGCCACCATGCACTTCAGCTTCGCAACCCACTCCGGCGTATATGTGCGCTTGCGGAAATCCCCTTGCCAAAGGACACACGCGACAGTTAAGGCGCTGTCACCCACCACACGTGGTCCTCCTCAAGCTGGACCCCGGGCATGCCGAGCTCGTCAACGGCCTGTGCCACACCTGGAAACCTTTCGTGGCCATAGCCGTGGCCCGCTAGGATGCCACCAGGGCGGAGCGTTGGAAGGTACAGGGTGATGTCCTGCTTAACGCCCTCATAAGAATGGTCGCCGTCAATGAACACAAGGTCCACTGTACCAGGGTCGAATAGGGTGATGGCCTCGGCACTCTTGCTCTTGACCTTCAGCACGCGGTCGCTATACAGCGCCGCCACCGCGTCGAACTTGGCCTCGTGCCGTGCGATCTGTCCTGAGGACCAGTGGGTATATCCCGCTGTTCGCACCCACGGGTCGACGGCTGTCCAATGCACACTCAAAAAGTGTGGAAGTATTTCGGACATCGTGCGCCCGGACTTGACCCCAATCTCGACACAGTTAATTGTGTCACCTTCACCACGGTCTAATGACAAAAGGTGCTCGCCAATTAGCTGTGTCAGCACGTGCCAGCTTTTCCTTGGTGCGGGCGTTGTGCCCGCGTCCTCATTCTGTTCCATTATGCCACCTTTCAGGTTGTAGCCACTTGCGAAAAATTTCCGGGCTGAAGTCAAAGCCAGCAAATTCAACAAAGTCCCGCGCATACGCTTCGTCCCCTGTCATGAGTAAATCACAGTCAAGCGAGTACCAGTGCGAACAGGTGTCCATCACCTTCTGTTGAAGGGCTATGTGCCGCTCTGTTCGTGACCTGTTAAGCTCCTCGCCACGGTGCGCCATGCCGGGGTGGCGCATCTTACTCGCTACAATGTCCTCAAGTGGCCGTGTGGGTAGTATCCACAGCGCGGTGGGGTAGTGGTGCTTGAACAGCTCCCACTTCTCCAATAGTAGCACAGTCTTAATCACCCACGGCGAGTTGCCTTGGGCAATGTCCGCCATGCGCTCCTTAAAGTCATGCGGCATAGGGCCGCACCGCTTAAGGTACTTTTTGACGTAGATGTTTTCGGTGCCAACGGCGGGGTTCGTTTCAGGGGCCTTTGTCAACTTGGCCTCGCCGATCCATGCGCCGTGAAGGTGCAGGAGCCACGTAACCATGGTCGTGCCGCACCGGGTGGGGGCGGCCACTAGCAGCGGGGGCTTAAAGGTCATCGTAGCTACCCGTCGGAAATGCTTTGACCATTGAACCGGCTGGCCCCACAAAGTTCGTGACGCTGATGCCACGCTCTTCACACTGGTAGGCCGCCCGGTCGAACGCATTGGCCCACCGAAACATGTACGCCTTGTTCTGGCGTGAGTGCCAGGGGTACCCTTCGTGCCAATGTGTGTTCAGCTCGGCGTCGTAGTTCATATCAAACCCAAGCAGCCCCACAGCCCGTGGGGTGCGTTGGTACGCGACACCCAGCGCCCCGTACCCACTGTTCGTGCCGTAGATGTCGCGTGGGTCGTCGCTCAGCCCATTATTGCGGCGGCGGTTCACGTAAGTCGCACCGGGGATTTGTTTGTGCCCCGCCTCGTTTGGTGGCATGGCAAGTATGGCTTCGCCACCGTCCTCTATGAATTGCACAATATCGCTGCGGTGGCTACGGGCAAATGTTTGATCAAGGCTGAACAGTGTGTCGCACGGCACCCTGAAGGCACCCTTGTTGACGCCAATCACTGGGCCAAGCCCTTTGAGCTTACTGAAGTCAAAGCCCCTGAGTGAAGGGCCGCCGCCTATAATGTAGACGCACTTATTCGCCCACGTGCCTTGTATTTGGGAAAAAGTGAGCATGTCGGGGGTGCCCTTTACATTTCACGGATGCGCTCATCATAGCGGTCGGGGCCATTGCTGAACTGTCCTTGTTTAAATACTGGCTTGACGCGGTCCGTGTCATTGTCAACACGTTCAATTTCGCTGATAGATATGCCACCGGCTGAAGGCATGCCCAGCCCACCGGCTGAAACCGCTTTGGCTTCCAACTGGAGCGCCATCTGTTTGTAGTGGGTGGCCCTTTGGGAGTAGGATGACCGCACGCCCTCGAAGGCTGTGTCGACACTCCGGGCATACTTAGCAGCCAACCCTTGGGCCGCAATGGCGGCGGCGCGGTATGTGTTGTTTGAGGCCTCGCTCAAATAGAACGCAATCTCTTCATCACTCACCTGTTGGTCGTTGGTATTGGTGTCGCCCACAAGGAGGCGGGTAGCGTCACGCCTTTCGGCCGCGCTGTCCTGTCCTGGTGTGCCTGTGTACGTCCAGGTCATTAGTCAACCGCTGAGGTTGCCGCCCGGTTTGCCCGGATGGCTTCACGCTGCTTAACCTTTGACACGGCCAGGTCAGCGCCTTCACGTTCGGCGATGTCCCGGAGGTCGTTCATGGAATCAATGGCTTCGAGCTCGTCAAGCTCATCACCCTCCGGTGCCGGGTCGATATCGGATGGGTCGAAAAGCGTTTTGGGCAATGGCTCAGCGGGGTCAGCCGCTGGTGCAACCACGTCAATGGCCAAGTCGGCCTCCTCAATAGGGGCCTCCTCGTTGTGCCCTTGGTGGCGTAACTTGCCCATATCGAAGAGCTGACGGACACGGCGCTGGTCGACGGCATAACGTCGCCAGTTAAACAGGTCACCGGGCCGTAGCCTCCGGCCATTGGTGTTGATCGCTTTACACACAATGACCGGACGCGATGGGTCAAAGGAGGCTTGTTCAAGTGGTCGGGGCATCTCTCATTCTCCTTTGGTCTAGGCTTAAGCGACGATGCTAGTCCAGAAGTAACCCAGGTCCGAAGACACCAGTTTCTGGTCCATGGCAATTTCGCCCTCAACACGTTCCGACTTCAGCTCCTTCATGTAGAAGCGAGTGATGGCGATGCCGTGTTCGTTACCAGCGTTCAGGTAACTTGACCAGCTGAAGGTATAGCCCCCAGTAGGCTCGAGAAGCGAGGGTACTGGTGCGGCATACGTCAACAGGGCCTTCTTGCCACCGATGAAGGCGCTGACTTCCGTCAGCTCTTTGCCAGCGGTATTTTCAACGGCACGCATCACCAGAACACGTTGAAGGCCGAACAACTGGGCCAGGGTGTTAGCGTTGACACGGGCCGGGTTGCCGGACGGGCCAGACATGCCGGAATACTTCACGCGGTCAACGATGTCCGGGTGGTCTTCCAACGCATCCATGACAGCCTTACCAACGACCAGCGTATTGGGTGTGATGCCCGTTGCCTGTTCAATGTGGGTGATGGCGGCACGGATGTTGCCAATGGGGTCACTGGACACACCGTCGGACCACTGAATGGCTTGACTGGAACTTGGGGTGGCAGTAACGCCCGTTATAGTAGTCGCCCACACACTGCCGGTGAAGAACGTGGCAGCCCAGTTCTTTTCACGGCGGATGAGCAGCTTGTTTGTCACGAACGTTGTTGCGCTGCGATCCACGTCAACAGCCGCGTCACTGTTGTTACGCACTTGGTCAGGAATATCCTGGTGGTGTGCCCAGACATCAGTGAAGTATGTTGGCGTGTTGTCGAGCTGGTAGCCCGAGCCTGAGGACTCAGTGCCAGGGGCACGCTTCTTCGCTTCATCGCGGTTGAAGTCACCACGGTCGAAGACAAAGTAGCGGTCCGACTGCTTCATAACAGGCAAGTTCGGGAACACGGTACCAGCCACGAAGTTATCGGATGACTGGATGTAGGCGACGGAAATGTTTGTCAACGCGCTGTCGACATGGACTTCCGAGTTAGTTGGCTGGGGCATTGCACCCTCCTTCTATGGGAAAGCCGCCACTTCACAGTGGTGGCGTCGGTTAAGTGGTCGCGCTACTAAGCAGGCCCGCGGGGATTGAAGATCATCGAAATGACTTGGCCATTGGCACCCGTTTCAAGAGCGGTGCCAAGGATAATGTCACCCGATGCCGGGTTAACAGCTTCGCCTGCGCTGTCTGATGCCACGGGGCCACCACGTGTGACGTCGCCGCCACAAATGACCAGCACCACACCACCAATGGCGACTTCCGCCGCCTTGCCAGCGGCATCAGGGTTGCTTTGCAGCACCCCGTCAGCGTGGGCACCGTCACCGCATGGGTCAATCTGACCATCAGCGGAAACGGCTACGAAGAAAAACTGTTTCGCTGACAGGTCGACGCCCGCCTCAAGCGAAATGCAATTCATGTTATCTGTGTAAGCCATTACTGGTGCCCTCCTTAGGCTTCGGTGCGGGTTTCAGCAAATAACTTCTTGCCTTCCCCCGCCTTTGTGACTTCGGCGAAAGCCACGTGGTAAGTGGTGCCCTTTTCCTCGGCGTAAGCCTTGGCCAGCTTGTCCAAGCGTGCGGTGGCTGACGTCTCGTCTTCCTCAACGCTGCCAACGGACTTGAACAAAGAGCTAACAGCAGCATCAGCCGCCTTGAGCGCATCGGACACAGTCTTGCGAGTGCCCGCGTCCTTAATACCATCAACGGCTTTAAGGAGTTGGCCGCGTTGCTCCGGGGTGCCAGCGATGTTTGGCAACTCGGCGTCCGCGCGCTTGGTAAGGGCTTCAAGTTCGTGCGCCTTACGCAAGGAGGCCAGTTCGGCGTCTTGCTCTTGGAAGGCTTTAAGCAACGGTGCCGGCACTTCGGACTTAAGGACGCGCTCACCACGGAATTCAACGAACTGGTCGTCAGCCTTGGTCAGCTCAACCTTACCATCTGTGGTGTTGGCCACAAAGCCAGCGGCCTTGACGGCTGTGGTGATGGCGTCCACGGAATCTTGCACAGACTTGGTGACACCAGAGGTGTCAAGTGTGACTGTACCGTCGTCAGCGGTGGTAGTTACGACGCCAGCATCTTTCAATGCTTGTTCCAACCCGGCAGCCTGAGTCTGCAGCTTACCGAGCTCCTTCTTTAGCTCATTGACATCCATAGTACCCTCCGGAGTGTCTAGTTCGCCGGGTGCCCCGGCATCTTTGCGCGTCGTGCGCAGTAGGTGAACGCGAACGTCGTCTTCCGACATGCCCTTGTTCATCATCGCCTGTTCGTCCTCACCAAATATTTGCCGGGAGGCCGTCAAAAAGTCTTCGACGTTTTCGCGGATTTTGGTATCCCGCGCATCGCC